GCGAGTGCCAGGTAGAAGATGTGGGCGCTCTCGCTCACGTCCACAACATCGACGCCGATCTGCTCGGCCCACGCGCACGCCACTCCGTTGAGGCTGGCCAGGATGTGCTTGGCCCCGCGCAGAGTGACCACTCCCGCCGCGAAGTTCTTGCCAGTTTTGAGCTTCAGGCTCATGGCGAACGTTGCCCGCTCGGGCGTTGTGTAGTATAACGCGTTCGCGACCATGGTTGGTGGGAGATGTCGGATCAACGCCAAATAGGTAAGGCAAATACATTAATAGGCTCTTACTCTGAGCCTGCCTTGCTTCTCTGGCGTGGAAGGGCGTGTTGCGCATGACCAGAGCGTTCAGGTCCTCACGCTGTACTCGGGAGAGGCTGCGGACGAGGGAGGAATGGGAATGGGCGAAGTTGCCAAACCATGCATGCATTTCCACCAGTTCCGGGGTGAGGATGTCGGAGATGAGGTCCCCCTTGTAATAGCCGTGGAGGTGCTCGAGGAAGTACGAGTCTAGCACTCTGTCGAGCTCTCCGAGATTGCGTTTGTACACCGTTTTCAGCGCGAGCACAAGGGGGTCGCGAACTATGCCTTCCGGGTAGCACAGCCAGCCGCAACATTCAGGCAGGTCGGTGATGAAGGTTTTCCCGACCAGTGTGAACATGCTCTCATACTTGGCCCACTCCGGGTTGAGGGCCGGCACCTTGAAGAGCAAGCTGTCATCTCCGGAGTAGATGCTTGGCACGTCCTCGCACTGGTACTTCAACAGCATGTACGCTAGGTTGAACAGGGAGTTGAAGATGTACGTGCCCGGCTCACCCGTGAATCGCATCACCGCGCTTGGCCCAAAGTTGGTGGTCAGCGTCGTCTTCTGCCAGAAGTAGTATGCGACCAGGTCCTCTGGGAAGCCAAAGTACCTCATCATGGCCATTTCGAACTGGACCGCCTCACCGGTGCAGGATTGATCGTAGGCGGTGAAGTCGTTGGTGAAGACGTCCCCGCGGATGGCCCATTTCTTGCACCATTCGTCCAGATCCGTGGGCGTCTGTCCGCCAAAGAGGAAGATGTGCGGAGGCAATAGCTCCAGCATGCGCTTGTGGAGGTACCGGGTGTACGGTCCTAGGCGCAACAGGACCTGGTCCGGGAATAGGGCTAGAGTTTGTCCAGGTTTCACCTTGGGCAATTCCTCATCTGACGACCACCAGGCGCCGACAGGATCGAGCACGGCGGTCAGGATCGTGGAACGTTTGGCTTTGTCTTGCGCCTTCGCGAAGATTTTGGCGCTGTTCTCAGCGGTGAACGGGTCGCATCGGTCACGATTGTTGGTCAGCGTGTTGAGGGGGGTCTCCCACTTCTTTTCGAACATTTCCTCTCGGCACTGGTTGAGCAGCCTTTCGTCGAGGGGCTCGGGATCCTCCGGCAGGTTCAGACGGGCGCGAAAGTTGCCCCAGAGATGAGACCCCAGCATGGCGCGAGCCCTCGTGTGGTTTTCGTTGGACTTGGCGTCGCGAAAACGCATCCGCTTGAGGACCGAAGCGCCGAGCAAGGTATCGTCGGCTGAGTTCTGCTTCGCGAAGAGGTGGTTCACCACGCCGTCCCCGCGAGTGTCGCGCACCTGGTTGCTGGTGCGGCCTTCGAACTGGAACTCCATCGCCTCTTTGCTCTGCAACGGTTCGAAGTATCGGGTGCAAAGAATGCCGCGTGGGGCACTGAGGTGTGTGCGGCAAATGGGTTCGAAGTCGGCTGGCTCGATCAGGCTCACGACCGGTTCCGTCTCAGTGTCCGTTCGCAGGCTCCAAAGGGCGCGAAACTCTGCAGGAGCGTTGGGTTCCTTTTCGAGCACGTCGGCTCCAGCGCGGTGGTCCAAGTCAACGTAGCCGTGCGTGCGGAGTGGGGGGCACTGGAAGCTCTCCCAGCTGATGGTCTCCCCGCGCCACAGAGGGCCCCAGAGGCGATGATGGTCCAGCAGGCTGGTGTCGGCTCCGGCCTCCCAAACGAGATGGACGTTGCGCGTGCCGCGGGACATGGCGGTGAAGATCACCTCAGCGCTGACGTGGTGCAGGGCCGAGAAGTCGATGATGACTTGGTAGTCCTCCTCGATGGTGCGGCCGGTGCAGGACTGCATGGTGATGTTTTTGCTGTCCATTGCATGGGTCGCGTCCGCCGTGCGCGTGCGAGCCTCGATGGTCCACATCCCGGGTGTGCGGCCGAAGCTGCGGATCACCCTTCCCGGGTGCTCGCTGGAGGTCTCAAGTCCAAGCGCATGGGCCACCCCCTGTCCGCAACGATGGGCCACGAGGCTGTAGCTGCTCCACAACTCGCGGTGGTGCCAGAGATCGTTGTCCAGTAACATCAGGGGCGTCTCATGTTTCCCTGGCGTCCAAGGGTTCTGAAGCGGGTCCCCGGTGGCGGTCACGCGCTCCAAACTCGGGTTGAGGAAGTAGCGCATGTCCAGATACCCCGGGGGGTGTTGCTGTAGCTCCTCAATGTGCAGGTACTTCACCCCGAAGCCGGGCGACACTTCCAACGTCTTCAGCATGCGCTTCCCAAGATCTTTCATGAACGGGGGCAGCATGCTCTTCCACTCCTCCATCAGGAGCAGTCTCGTGAAGTTGACGTGCATCAGGCTGTCTAACGCCTTGATGTACGTCCGAAACCACTTCTTCATCTCCGCCGATTTGCCTGATCCTGGGGCCCCCACGTGTATGGACAGGGCGATGGTGTCTCTGGCTCGGC